TGTGCCTCCTTGATCCGAACGTAATTGATTTATCTCTCCGTGTATTCTTCCATTAATTTGATATCTCATTATTGAAGATAAAAATGTGCCATGAAACTTGTTTAATTCTCTTGCTTGTAATATAAGTTTTGAGATTTTATGTTTACTATTAACCAACCAATTGTGTGTAAATGAAGGTTCGCCGGTTTTCTGAGTACGTGGGTATTCTATCTTTAATTTATCAAAGGCGGTGGAGATCTGGCGTGCTGCCCAAATGTCAATGTCTAATCCTGATTCTTTTTTTATTGCCATCATTACTTCTTTCTCTTGGCGTATCATTTCTTGTTTTAATTTTTCAGCTGATTCCACTTGCACTCTCACACCTCGTTGTCTCATTTTTATAAGTATTGGTAAGAGCTCAGATTCTAATTCCCAAATTGTTGTGAGACTTTGTTGTTGTATCTCTTGTTTAAATCTTTGCCATAACATAAGCGTGAGCCGTGCATCTTGTTCAGCGTAAAACCCAACATGCTCTGCTGGTAATTTCCACATCTCTCTCTTTGCATCGATGCCATGTTCTTCTGCCGCTAACTTAAGATCTGTCTCTGCTTTTAACTCACCTAAATAATCTTTAGATAAACTATTTAAACTATACTGATATCTGTTTTCATCTATTAAAGCTGCAGCTATCATAGTATCTACAATAGGTCCCTGCACTGTGATTCCACTAGCCTCTAACCAACCAACATCATACTGTGCATTATGAAAAATTTTCGTACAAGGTAAGGCACATATATCTTTCATATACTTCTTCACCTGTTCAGGTATCATGTTACCACCACCGAAATGACCAAACGGATAATAGCCTTGCCAGCCTGCTACTGCTACAGCTATACCTATTATCTCTCCTTTTTTTAATGCCCAACCAGCACCGAGACTTTCATTAATACCGTCGTCTTTAGTTTCTAAATCTATTGCGATCTCGGTAGCTCCGGATAAATCTTTAAATTCAGATGGTGATGACCAAATATGTTTTTTAAAATTCATGGCTAATTGTAAACTCACAAGGACCTCTCCCATCTAAATTTTTGTACGTGATGTACTTTTGGTTGCCACTCTCTGCCTTTACGAGTAGTCCAACCTTTGCCTTTTGGGAAAGATTGTGTTGTGCCTGTGTGTATGTAACCTGCTGCTCTTAAGCTTATCCCAGTCTCTGTTTCTAATGTGTAAGTCAAAATTTTAGTCCCACCCATTTCTTTCCAAATTCTAGCGCAAGCTCCATATAATAAACTGTTTACATTCTTAGTGCCCGTTGTGCAAGTTCTAACTATCTCTGCCGTATATCCATCATCTAATCTTCTAGAGACAGGCCTACCCACAATTGCTACTCCTAAAACAGTCTCTTCTTCATCTATTGCAGCTATACAAAATTTACAACCTTGTACAATTTTACTGTGCCTATGATTCTGTCTAACATATTCATTTGCAAACCTAAGAGTAGTAGGTTTTACTTTCATATAAATAAATATGCATACAATAATAAAAAGACAAAAATAAAAAATCCTAAATAAAGATATAATTCAAATTTATTCGGATCCATAACCCGTCCCGTCCTTTCTGTTTCTCCATCTTTTACTCCAAGCCCACACACTTAATTTAGAGCCAATAGTTTCAATCCAAGAATAAGGAATGTCTATAGTCTTCTTTAGAATCATTCTAATCTTTGTTATTAGATCCGGTATCGTTATCATCCTTCTCCTTCTTTGCTTTAAAAAATAATTTTAAAAATGCACGGTAAGCTCCGCCTCCTTGATAGTCTTGATCTGCCTCTTCTTTAGCTGTTTCTAAATCGGAAGGTATTTTGTTCTTGAATTTTATTTTATGTTTTATTGCCATCCCTTAATCTCTTTTTTTCTAATTCACAGTAATGTATAATTTTATCTAAATCTTTCTCTTTGTCTTTCATCAAATACCTAACGACATATTTTATAACGACCCCTTGAAAGAACGAAAGATTGTTTTTAGAAATGAATTCATAAGGTTGAATTTGATAACCCTTATAATGTTTTGGACCTTTTTCTTGTGGTGCTTTAATATCTTTGAAAATACTTTTGTCTGTCATTTCTTCTCCTGTATGTATACTAAGTAATCAGCACCTAATGGGTAATTATATTTATAATCACTTCTCAATAAATGTAAAGCCTTTCTTGCTCTTGTTACTCCTGTATACCAAACTTTTTTTTCATTAATTTTTTCTTCTCTGTTTTTTGTTCTAAAGTTTGCAGGGTAATTAGCTTTAGAATATAATATTACATTATCGGCTTCATCTCCTTTTACAGAGTGTATAGTATCTATAATAATTTTAGGTTCCTCATCTAATTGTTTTTGTCCGTATCTTCTAAGCAGCCTAATAAAATTTCTTGTCTGCCCTGGCTTAAAATTTCTTTTTAGTATCCAAAACCAATGTTTCTTTTGTGCTTCGTTTGGTAAATCTAAACCACACCACTCTTTTAAATAATCAAACGTGTAATCTCTGTAGTCTGGTTCTTTAGTCCAAAACTTATCTGTTCTATAATCCGAATCACTTACTTCTCTAATAAACCTATATAGATTTTGTGATGCCTTTTTATTAATAGATTTATTATTGCTTATCTTAGTCCAAGCTTTGATTGCCTCCCATTGTTTTTCGTCAAAACATTTATTATCATGATTGTCTTTAAAATACAGACCGGCATCTTTTGCAAGCATTCTTAATTCGTTCACTGTATTGTGGACTCTGCCTAAAATAAACCAAGTGTCTTCACTCTTGTCGAAAGGTATCTCTCTAAAATTTAAATAAGACTTTACATATCCTTTTTCCTTACTAGGTAAATATTCTTTCTCTTCACTGTCTAGAATACCTCTTCTAATAATTTGGGAAAATTTATGTATGGCTTCTCCAAATCTTCTTGTCTTTCTTAACTTAACTTTTCTGCCTGGAAAAAATTTTGTAAAGTATTTAGGGTCTGCCCCATTCCATTTATATATACCTTGGTCATCATCTCCAGCTAAATATATTCTATCTACCTTAGCTGCCATTTTATAAATAACCGACCATTGTAAAGGTGTACAATCTTGAGCTTCATCTAAAATTAAAACAGATAGTTCAGGGAACTCTACCTCTTTAATAGCTCTCTCAATCATATCATCAAAGTCAATAAAAGATCTTTGTCCTCCTGCTCTTTTATAATTCTCATATGTATCAATCTTTCTAAGATAAACAGTAAGAGAGTCTCGTTTGTAACTTTCGTTTTTATAGCACTCCTCTGGTGATACTAATAAATTTCTAGATTTTGAATAAATTCCAAGGGACCAATCTTTGTACGTAAAGTTATCATCTGATAATCTTTTGTCAGACCTTTTAACTATTTTTGTTTGTAATGCGTAATCAATCATACAATCCTTAGGATCAAATACTTCTTCCTCAAAGTATCTTCTGCAATACGTATGCAACGTTTTAAATCTACTAAAGTCTTTATCACCATATTGTGGAAAAGCATCCATAGCTCTTTGCACTGCCGTGTTCACAGCTTTGTTTGTAAAAGATAGAAAAGCAATATTTTCTGGATTATAATTTAATCTTAGGTATTTTTTTAAAACACGTTCAATCAATGTAAACGTTTTGCCTGTGCCAGGTGGTCCAAATATTTTTATTGTTTTATGATAGAGCTCTTTTAATTTTTTTATTTCTTGAGTCTTATCCATTCTTAATTACCACTATCATTAAAGGTCTTAAATATCCAGTTTGAGGTTCTTCATTATCCTCACTAAAAAATTTAGTCCCATATAAACCTTTTGTCTTTTCAATAAATCTTATTTCAACATTGTTTTTTGGTTTGTGGTTTTTATTGTCCCAAAGGTAAGTATGAAAATAGACAGAATTTGTAGATGCAGGTAATAAAAATACTGCAGTGCATTTTGACTCGCAAGCCTTTTTTATAAAGCTTGGTATCGTGTAATCAAACATGGGGTGACAATAAACAATTTCACCATTCCAATTTTGTTTACGTGCATCTAATTCTTTAGTCCAATATTTATCTACTAAATGATTTTTGTCTGAGGCACATGCATCCACAGTGAAATTAAATTCTTTAGACAGTGCGCTCCATATTTCTTTTGGTGTTCTAATCCATTTCATTTTCAAAATCTTTTTATCGTGCAAAAGATTAAATTGTTTCTGTTGGGTCATCACGTTTTAAATTTACCGGTATGAAATTCATCATCAAGCTCTGATGGTTTGTTATCTACTTTGACTGGTGGTTTTTCTTTTCTATGCTCTGCAAAAGTTGGTAGTTTTACATACCATACATTTTGTTCGCCTTCGTAATAGTCATGCCTTTGGCAGCCTAAAAATCTAATAGCTTCTGTGGTAGTGTTAAAAATTCTTTTCCTAGAATTTAAATAACTTTCTAATGTTGCCTTTTTAAAATAACAGAGATTTGTTTTAGAATCTAAAATAACATAATCGTCCTTGAGTTTTTCATAATCATCTTCTTCAATATGATCTTCAAAAAAACCTTTTAATATTCTATACTTCTCCTCAGCCATGGTGTCTTCAAATTTTAAATTAGTATCCTCCTCTGCTCTTTGTACTAACTCATATAATAACATTTCAAATGGTGATGGACCCGTCTTTGGTTTTGGTAATGTTCTCCAAAAAATTTTATATTTTAAAAGTTTTACTCTCCAAGACTTCTCATCTTTCATATCCTCTGGTGTAACTGTAATGTATTTATCTTGAAACTTAAAAGTATAATGCATGGATTTTGTATCTTGCACAAATGTAATCTCGGAAAAGTCTTCTAATATATCTGGCGGTTGAGTACCTATACCTAATGATCTATTTTTACATTTATCTTTTGAACATAAAGGAGTCATACATTTTAACGTATAATTTTTTTTAGATAAAGAATTTAAAATAGTGCTTTTAATTTCTTGTACTGTAAGGGGTTTAGCAAACACTTGTTTGTTCCTATCGATCAGTATTTCTAATAATTCTTTTTTTGTAAGTTCTCCGTCAGCTTTCTTCATCTCCATCACACCGATATTAAATAGTAAGTCATTACGATGGTTGCCAGACCATTTTTCATTTATCATGCTTTGAACACAAGGTGGATACTCAGACCATCTACTCTCTGGCTCATATTCTTGTGTTTTAATTTTTTCTAAATCCTCTAACGAAATAATTTTTGTATTCGAATAATCTATGAATCTACCTATAAGTATGGGCGTATTGTTTTCATCATAGCCGTGTTCCGTGGTTGCATCTGCATTAAAGTAAGGCATATTAACTGCCTTGTTCATAGGAAAGACTTCATCGCTTAAAAAAAATTTATCATTCCAAGTATGTAAAACTTTTAAAACTCTTTTTTTATCTGACCAATCTTTTAAAAATAAAAATAAATGTAAGCCACCAGACTTAGATCTTACAGGGACTAAAGGTAATTTATTATCTTTAATAATATCTACATACTTCTTTTGAGAATAATCTTTATAGTTTCTAGGATCTACATCTATGCAGCCCCACTTAACTAAATCTTCTTTTTCAGGTAATACGCCTATACGTAACTTACCTTTGATATGATCACTCCAAACATTACCAGTTAGAGGTTCGTGGACCGTAGTGCACTTTGCTTCTCTCTTACCTCTCTCATCTACCTCACCTGTTAGTGAGGTAGTGAGATATTTATTTGGATGACCCTCAAATAAATTTGCGAGTCCTTTCCACATAATTAAAACGGAGTATTGTTAGTATCCGCCTTTTTCATTTGGTTATCAT